TCCAGAAAGTAGAACACAAGAAAATAATAAATATAATAAATATAATAATACTAGACAATTAGACAATAAGAATAATATACCAAATAGCAATATAGATAATAAACTAGGGGGTATAAGGGGGGTACGTGCTAAAACAAGCAAAGAAAATAATTTTTCGCAGTTTGATAAGCAGTTGGACGCTTTTCTTTTAGAAAATTTTTCAATAAAGAATGACAGGACTGTATTAAAAGCTTGTTTGAGTTCATATCTAAAATATCGATTAAAATTTAAATTAGAGCCAGAACAATGGCAGGCAATTTTAAATAGCCTTAAGGGCAGATCTTTTACAGAAGTATATTCAAGAGTTCAAACAGCCCTTGCGGCAGGATATAAAGTTTTAGTGCCTGTGTGGGAATTGCAACGTAAAGATAAGCCTATTGATAATATCCAACAAACTCCGGAAGATGATGGATTAGATCACACTATTATTGACAAGGTGTATTGATTATGTATGAGTATAAATTTGATCGTGAAAAATGCTGGTTTAAAGATGTTTGTGGCAAGTACAAAACAACTGACTGTTGTGCTAGTTGTTTAAGATTTATGGAATTTGATTTTTTAATTTATACTAGCCGTATTCCAAAAGTATATCAGAAATCTGTAAATTTAAAACCTGATAGTTGTGATTATAATAGTTTTGAATATCTTAATGATTTAAAACAGGATATTATTAATTTTGTGGCGGCGGGTGAAAACTTGTTTATTCACAGCTGCTTTACTGGAAATGGGAAAACTACATGGGCAACAAAATTTCTCCTGCGATACTTTAGTGAAATTTGGCTAGGTAACGGATTTAAACCTCGGGGACTGTTCCTTTCTACACAAAATTTACTGTTTTCCATAAAACAATCCTTTAATTCAGCAAATAATGTACAAGATTTATTAGATTTAATTCCTGTTGTTGATTTAGTAGTTTGGGATGATGTTGCAGTTTCAGGATTAAGCGCTTTTGAACAAAATACTTTATATGATTTTATTAATTCAAGAATGAATATGGGACTTGCTAATATTTTTACAAGTAATGTTTCTGATAAAGATTTAAAAAAACAGGTTGGTAAACGCTTATCCAGTCGAATTTTGAGTGGAGATATTGTTGCTTTGCGTGGAAAGGATAGACGTCGTGGTTAAACTTCAAATTTTAAGCAAATGTTTAAATACAGGAAGTTTTGATATTGTTACACAAAACAACCTAACGGAAGATTATTTTTTAGAATACGAAGAAGAGTTTAATTTTATTCGTAGACATGTTAGTCTTTATGGCAAAGTTCCGGATAAAGAAACAATGCTTCAAAATTTTCCAGATTTCCCGATTACAGAAGTTAAAGAAACAGACGACTTTTTAATTAGCACTCTAAGAGAAGAATATTTATATTCACAGATGGTTTCTGTAGTGCAGGAAACAGCAGATAAAATGCGGGACGATTCAAGGGAAGCTTTGAATTATTTATCTGCGCAGGTAGTTGCATTAAATAGTCAAAATATTGTTGGTGGCTCTAATATAGTTAAAAAAGCAAAAGAAAGATTAGAATTACACCAACAAAAAAAGGAATTTGGAACAAATTATATCAAAACCGGATTTCCTGAACTCGACGAAGTAATATATGGATTAGAGCCAGGAAACGAATTATTGACTGTAGCAGGAAGACCTAATCAGGGTAAAACGTGGATATTATTGAAAATGTTAGTAGAGGCATGGAAACAGGGCAAGCGTGTTGCTATGTACAGCGGCGAAATGAATGATATGCAAATTGGGTATCGTTTTGATACTTTATTAGCCAATTTTTCGAATAAAGCTCTTGTTATTGGTGAAAATGTTTCAGGTTATGAAGATTTTATTGATAAAACACAGAAAAATATGTTGCCTTTTTATGTTTTTACACCTAAAAGTTTTGGTGGTAGGGCAACTGTATCCTCTATACAATCAATGATAACGGCTTGTAAGGCTGATATCATTGGTATTGACCAATACAGTTTAATGGACGATGAAACATATCGTCGAGGAAAAAGTAAAACAGAACAATTATTTAGTATAACTGAAGGTTTAATGCGTTTATCAGAAAGATATGATATTCCAATAATCGGATTATCCCAATTAAATCGTGATGGTGATATTCGTAAAGATAATGTTCAAGACGATCCAGACTTAACTAATTTAGCCGATAGTGATAGTATCGGTCAAAATAGTTCAAAGGTATTGTTTATTAGGCAAACAGGAGCTGGCTTAAAATTATCGTTGACTAAAAATAGAACTGGTGCTGTAGGAGTAAACCTGATTTATTTTTGGGATATCGATAAAGGGCGTTTTGTTTATGTGCCAAGTGCAACGGATTCAGTAGCCCCACAAGAACGGCAAAAAGTCGAAGAAACACAACGTAAAAAATATAAAGATAGAAAAGAGGTCTTTTAATGTTTACAATTCGAGGCAAAGCTTTATTAGAAGACGATATTTCTATTTTGCAATTTTTACAATCACAGATAGAAGAACAATTAGGTATTAGTTTGTTTGGTCGGTTTATAGTAACAGATTCAAATATACAAATTTGTTGTCCGGTGCATAATAATGGGCAAGAAAAAAGGCCTTCTTGTGGTATATCAAGAGTTGATAAAATAATAAATGGTAAAAAAATTCCAGCCGGGACTGTACATTGTTTTACGTGTGGATATACTGCAACACTGCCTGAAATGATTAGTTATATTTATGGATATGATGATTCGGGTGCATATGGTACAAAGTGGCTAATAAAGAATTTTTTATCTATAGATATAGAAGATAGAAAACCTTTAGATTTAAAATTGAGTAGAAACAGTAATCATTCAGAACAACAATATGTTCCGGAAAAACAATTAGATAGATATCGTTATTATCATGATTATATGTTTAAACGAGGTCTTACTGAAGAACTTATTGAAAAATACGATATTGGTTATGATCCTAAATTTAAGTTAAAGAAAAATGAAAATACCTTTCCCTGCATAACATTCCCTGTGAGGGATATGCAGGGCAGAACTCTGTTTATTGCACGAAGGGCAATACATTTCAAGCTTTACCATTATCCGGAAAACGTGTTTAAACCATTATATGGTGTGTATGAATTGGATTATAGTCAAGATACATTATATGTGTGTGAGAGTATAATAAATGCTATAACGGCTGTTAAATATGGTGTAGCCGCTATAGCATTATTAGGTACAGGAACGCCAGAACAATTTAATTTAATTAAAAAACTTCCTTTTAGAAAAATAGTAGCCGCTTTCGATGGGGATGAAGCTGGTGATAAAGGGGCTAAAAGATTAATTAAAATTATTGATAATAAATTGGTTAAATCTTTAGTAGTTCCAAGAGGTAAAGATATTAATGATTTATCTGAGCAGGAATTTAAAAATTGCCCTGAAATTTTTTTATCCAAAAAGTATTGACTTTTGAATTTACGAAGGGTATAATGTAATTGAAGGTGAAAACCTTACAAAATTTATTTAGAAAGTGTGGTAGTATTATGAAAGTAATTTGCACAAGAAACAACGCAGAATTTGAATTGGTTAGCAAAGATGGAGATGACATCACTTTAAAAGATTTGAACTCCGGTAAAGAAAGAATTGTTAATCGCAAATCTTATGAACGCTTTTACAAGGAAGTTGAGGAAGAAGTAGTTGAGGAAGTCGAAGATCTTGAAGAAGAAGAAACTGAAGAGGAAGTTGACGAGGAAGCTTCTGAGGATTCTGAGGAAGAAGAAGTCGAAGATGCGGATGAAGACGCTGTTGAGGACTGCGAAGAAGAGGATGAAGAATCTGAGGAAGAACCTGAACCAGTAAAACCTGTAAAACGTGGTACTAAGAAAGCTGAAGCTAAAAAAGAACCAAAACCTAAAAAAGAGAAAAAAGTAAAAGAGCCTAAAGCCCCACGTCAAATTTCTCCTTTGAAAGATGTTGTTGAAACTATTGTTAAAGCCGCTGGTTGCACAATTTTTGTAACTCGTGTTAAAGGTTTCCACACCATTAAACTTGATGGGCATATGTGTATGGCCTTTACTTTTAGCACTAAAGGAATTGTATTGTGGCTTCGTACTAAAGCTCTTGATGGCCTGAATATTGAATATAAGACTATGAAGCATATGTTTGATGCTCGTATTTCTTTAACAGAGGATAATGAGAAAACTGCAAATCTTATCCGTAAATGTGTAGCCGCTTCTGTTGAATATCAAAAAGGTGTAAATATTCGTAAGGTTCAAAAGGCAGAGGCATTAGAGGCCGCACGCCAGAAAAAATTGGAAAAAGAAGAACAAAAGAAAAAAGAAGCAATTGCTGAAAAATTGGGTGTAAAACCTAAAAAGGTTGCAAAAAAAGCATCTAAAAAAGTAGAAACTCCAGAAGTTGAGGCAGAGGCATTAGAGGACGAGGAGGAATAAAACATGGCACGAGTTCGATATGATGAAGTAGACCAATATACTACAAGTACAACTAATTTTTTTCAACTTAAAGAAGATCGCGATGTTGCTACAGTAAGAATTTTGTATAATAATGTTGACGATATTGAAGCTCATTCACTTCATCGTGTCAAAATTAATGGCCGAGATAAATGGGTTGAATGCCTAAGACAGATTAATGATTCTGTGGAAGTTTGTCCGTTATGTGCTTCTGGAAATAAAATTCAATTACGGGTTTTTGTTCCATTATATATAGAAGATGATGGTTCTGTTAAATTATGGGAACGTGGTAAAAAGTTTATCGATAAGCTCACAAGTTTATGTGCGCGTTATAATCCTTTATGCTCACAATCAATTGAAATTGAACGTAATGGAGCAAAAGGAGAACAAACTACTGAATATCTTTTGTTTCCAATAAAAGGTGACGATAAAACATTGGAAGATTTTCCAGAAGTTCCAGAAGTTCCGGAAACATTCTTATTAAATAAAACAGCCGAAGAATTGGATGAATTTTTAGATACTGGTAAAATGCCAGGATTGGAAGAACAATCCCAAAGAAGAAATCCTGCCACAGATGAAGGGGTTAAAAGACGTACACCTGCAGAACCTAAAGCTCGACGTAATCGTAGAGAAAGCTTCTAATGGCTCTATTTGATTTTAAACCTCGTTCATCAAAAATAACGGATGCACAAGTTGTCAATAAAGCTAAATCAAAATTACCTATATTATCTGCCGGAAACGTAAAGTTGAAGGCAGGTAATTTATCTAGTCGAATTACTTCAATTAAAGCCATGACAAATAGGTATTTTGCTGATAAAAAAGATATGTACTTAAATGTTATGGACGAAGCTATTTTAATAGATTTAATTGATAAATTTATTGAAAATGGTATTGGGGCAATCGATACAGAAACAACAAGTTTAGATCCCATCACTACAACTTTAGCAGGTGTTTGTTTATATACTCCAGGATATAAAGCTGCTTATGTACCTGTAAATCATGTTAGTTATATGACAGGTATGCCGATTAAAGGGCAAATTTCAGCTGAAATTGTTAAACGTGAATTACAGCGTTTAATAGATGCAAAAGTGAAAATTGATATGTTTAATAGCGATTTTGACTGTAGGGTATTAAAACATACTTTAGGCATTAAAATGTTTTGTTGGTGGGATGGCTATATTGCACAACGACTGCTCGATGAAAATAATAAAAATAATAGTTTAAAGGGTTTATGGGATAAGTACGTTAATAAAGGCAAGGATAAATCGCATACATTTTCAGAGTTGTTTACGGGTATTCCGTTTACAATGATTCCTGTTGATGTTGCGTATTTATATGCGGCTAATGACCCTATGATTACATATGAATTAGCCGAATTTCAACGTCCGTTTTTAACCGATACTGAAGTATGCAGAGAGTATGAGTTGCAAGATGTTGCTAAAATATTCCATGAATTAGAAATGCCATTGGTTCCAATCGTTTCTGAAATGGAAGATACAGGAGTATTTCTTGATTTAGAGGTTCAGCAAAAGTTATCTGAAAAGTATAACAAGCTTATGAGTGAAGCTGCGGTAGAGTTCGAAGAAACTCTTTCACTCTATGAATCTGAAATCGAAGAATATAGAATCAAACAAGGTTCTTCTTGTAAACTGCCTGAGAAGATTAATCCAGCCAGTTCAGAGCAACTATCTATCCTGTTGTATGATATTATGAAACTGCCTCCAGTAAGCAAGAAGAAACCTCGTGGCACAGGAGAAGAAATTCTTGAGCAGTTTGATAATCCATTGGTAACGGCCTTATTGAAATTTCGTAAGGCTTCAAAGTTAGTATCTACATATGTAGATAAATTCCCAAAAATTATAAATGCAAAAACAGGGAGGATTCATGCGAGATTTAATCAACTTGGAACAATTACAGGTCGTTTCTCGAGTGATGACCCTAATTTGCAAAATATTCCAAGCCATGCAAAAGACATACGAAAAATGTTCAAGGCTAGTGACGGCTATGTAATATTATCCTGCGATTACTCAGCTCAGGAACCTCGATTGACCGTGCATTTAGCGCAGGACGAAAAAGGTATTCAGGCTTATATCGATGGAAAAGATTTGTACGCCGAAATCGCTTCATTAGCTTTCAATGTTCCGTATGATGACTGTTTGGAATTTAGACCCGATGGCACACACAATCCTGAAGGAAAGGAAAGACGTAGTCGAGCAAAGGCTATTCTTTTAGGTATTAACTATGATAAAGGAATCCCGGCTATTGCAGATGATTTACATATTTCTAAAAAATTAGCTCAGGAAATATACGATGCAGTTTTAAACGCTTTTCCTAAATTAAAAACATTTAGAGAAGAGAGTCGGCAAATGGCAAGAGATCTAGGTTATGTAACTACTGCATGGGGAAGAAAAAGAAGACTTCCTGATATGCAATTAGACACCTACGAATTTTATTGGAAAGATGGTGTGTCGAAAGACTATGACCCACTTGCCGATGATGAAGATCAAAATACTGAAGTACCTGAAGAAATCGTAACATATTATTGGAATAAATTAGCTGGATGTAAGAGCTTTAAGCAACATCAAGCCGTAATTGAAGAGGCGAATAATGAGGGTATAAAGGTAGTTGATAATCGGATGAAAATTGCTGATGCAACTCGTATGTGTGTAAATGCTAGGGTACAAGGAAGTGCGGCTGACCTAACAAAATTCGCCATGTTATCTATTAGTCGTTGTGAAGAGTTAAAACAGCTTGGCTTTCGACTACTTATTCAGGTACATGATGAAATTATTGGGGAATGTCCAGAGGAGAATAAAATAAGATGTGCTGAATTACTTTCTGAATGTATGATAAATGCAGCCTCACTCTCTGTGCCTTTAAAATGTGATGTTGAAATCACAAAGTGTTGGTATGAAAACGAATAAGACTATTAATAACCATTACGACTGAATCGTAATGGTTATTTTTATTGACATTATTATAATAGTAAGGTATAATAGTAATATAAACAGAAAGGGGGTTTGTAATGTTAGATTTATATTTTGCGGGACAAGTTACGGATCATATAGATAAGTGCTTGTTCGATATGGGAGCCAATCATCTATTCAGTTATTTGAACGAAAGGAAAAATATTGATAGATGGATTGGCTGGATTAATCAATACGGTCGAAAAGGTAAACTATTTATTGACAGTGGTGCTTTTACTGCATGGACTAAAGGTACATATATTAATGTTGATGATTATGTTTACTTTTTAAACGACAGAGTGCAGTATATTGATTTATTTGGTCAATTAGACTGTATTCCAGGAAACATCAGGCAAAAGCCTACACAAGCACAAGTATTAGATGCAGCTGTAAAAACATGGAAAAATTATTTGTATATGAGGGATGCTGTTTTAAATAAGGATGGCTTACTATATACGTTCCATGTGGGTGAACCGATATGGTGTTTGCGTAGAGCCTTAGAATGGCGAGATGAAAATAGCCAACCATTAAAATATATCGCTCTTGGCGGTATGGTGGGCAAGCCTAAAGATGTACAAAAGAACTTTTTATCGTTATGTTTTGATATTATAAAAAGTTCGAGTAATCCCAATGTTAAAGTCCATGCTTTTGGAATGACTGTAAGAAAAACTTTAGTCCAATATCCAGTTACTTCTGCGGATAGTTCTTCGTGGATTCAAAGCGGGCATAATGGAGCAATTTATACTCCATGGGGTACTATTATTATTAGTGCTCAGCAAAAGGATAAAATGGCTCACCCTTTAAATGGTAGTGCTGTAGCTTTGGAAGATTTAAAATCTTACATTAAAAGCAAGAATTTCGATTTTGAGCAGTTAATGGAAGATTATGTTCAGCGCGATTTGTGGAATGTAACATTTTTGATGGATTGGGCAAAAGAATATACTTATCATGGTGGAAAAATTATTAGGAGGCGATTATTTTGAAAGCAGTTGTATTGTTGAGCGGTGGTGTTGATAGCGCTACTTGTTTAGGTATGGCAGTTGATTGTTATGGCAATAAAGAGGTAACAGCGTTATCTATTTACTACGGCCAAAAGCATGAGAAAGAATTAGCTTGTGCTAAAAAGTTAGCGGAACATTATGGTGTTCAACATATTGTTCGGGATATTAGTAGTATTATGGAATTGAGTGATTGCTGTTTATTAAAAAATAGTAAAAATGAAATTAAACATACTACCTATGCCGAACAATTAAAGGAATTAGGTGGTGAAGGGACTGTTAGTACCTATGTACCATTTCGTAACGGCTTAATGTTATCTTCAGCGGCGTCTTTGGCTTATTCCCTCGGGGGCTGTGAAGTGTGGTATGGCGCTCATGCAGATGATGCGGCTGGTAGGGCATATCCGGACTGTACTCCTGAATTTGTGGATGCCATGCGTAAAGCAATTTTAGAAGGTACTGGCGGCCAACTTATATTAAGAGCTCCTTTGATTATGTTTAATAAAGGCGAAGTTGTTAAAGCTGGATTGTCATTGAAAGTCCCTTATAAATTTACATGGTCTTGTTATGAGGGTGGAGAAAAACCTTGTGGAGTATGTGGTACATGTAGAGATAGAGCTCATGCTTTTGAAGTTAATGGTGTAAAAGATCCAGCTTTGCGAGGTTAATTATGGCAAAAATGGTAGACGGTAAAACCATCAAAGAACTAGAAACAAGAGCAAAGACTGCTTTATATGCAAATGAATATACTAATGGTAATTTATTAGTTTCTGCTGAAGTATTATTAAATCTTATTCACGAAGTAAAAGTAAAAAGATATCATAATCGTATTAAACCAGGAGGAAGAAAATGTACACAGTTATCAAAGAATTAGAAATATCTGCATCTCATTATTTAAATCTGCCTTATGAGAGTAAATGCGCTAATCTTCACGGTCATAATTGGAAAGTTAAAATTTATTGCAAAGCTAGAGAACTTTCTGATTATGGCATGGTTGAGGATTTTACACATATTAAAAAATGTGTAATGGATGTATTCGATCATCAAAGTATTAATCAAGTTGTTCCTTTTAATCCAACAGCTGAAAATATTGCAAAATATATTTGTGATATTATTCCAACGTGTTACAGAGTAGAAGTACAAGAAAGCGAAGGGAATTTAGCAATTTATGAACAAGAAGATATATAGTGTAAATGAAATGTTTTTAAGTGTGGAAGGTGAAGGAATTAGAACTGGATTTCTTTCAACTTTTGTACGCTTTAATGGCTGTAACTTATGTTGTAGTTATTGTGATACCCTTTACGCACAAGATGTTCAAGAACCAAATATGTCTTTACAGGAAATTCTTGAAAGCATTGCTAAAATTGGTTGTTGCCGTGTAACTTTAACAGGTGGAGAACCATTATTTAGAGCGGGTATGAACGATCTTATTGAAGCTTTATCTTGGGGTGGGTATCATGTAAATATTGAAACAAATGGTTCTGTGCCGATTGAACCATGTTGTAGTTTGCCCGGAGTATTTGTTACAATGGATTGGAAATGTCCGAGTAGTGGTATGCTAGGTTCAATGCTTGAAAGTAATCTT